AATGAAGGCAGAGGGGAAAAGTTTCAGAGAGATAGCGGCCGCTATTGGCGACGACGTTTCGAGGAACGCCTGTAATTCGCAATATCACCGCATGGAGGAGCTGGGCGAGCTGGAGCAGTACGAGCAGCTTTTGGCGGCATTCTAGAAATGATCGCCGAACGGCTAAAGGAGAAGGCATGAACCCATCAGATAGCATTGTAAAGCGATTCATTAAGACCATATATCCCGACATGACAGAGCTTGCGATGTCTGTGAATACCGAAGATAGCTGTTTGCAGGATGCGATTGTACTGATCGAGGGGTTGAAAGCCAAGGTCAAAGAGCAGGACCGGGAGATAGAGAAGCTAATTGGGGCGCTGGCGGAAACGACCGTGATGCTCAAAGTACTTCATGGGATTAACAACAAGCCCAAGTGTGCTGACGTTAAGTGTGCTTATTGTCTACGCGCCGATACAAACCGTGCTGTCCTGGCAGAAGCGAAGGGGGGGAAGGTATGAACACTGATAGTTGGGATGCAACACCACAGCAAAAAGCAGAAGCCAATTTTAGGCGAGATTATCGTAAAGGCGCAGAGGACGCACTATCTGAGTGTCTTGCCGCTTATTATGACACAGATTCAGAAAAAGACCCCGACATGCTAATGAGAGAAAGAGTAGAGGCATTGCTACTAGCCGAACAGGAGAAGAAGTGATGGCCTGGAATCCGTCACCTGAAGTAGCAGCTGCTCGGGATATCGGGAAGCGATTCGGCAAGGACCAGGTTATCGTGCTGATGATCGATTCCAAACTCGGAACGCTGGAATATGCCAGCTATGGCAAGACCAAAGAATTATGCGCCGATGCCAAGGCGCTAGCAGATATTGCGTTTGATTCTTTGATTTTCGAAATCGCCGCAGGAACAGCTGGCTGATGGGAGGGGAAAGATGAAATGGGATCACTGGATTATCGCGATTGTGCTACTGCTACTGACAGGACTGGGAGGGATGATGGAGCTCAATACCGTCATCGGCCAGCAGCAGCAGGAGATCGCCGAAGCACAGAAAGAGACTGACCGGCTCGAGGCGTGGCGATATTGGACGCAGATAGCCGCACTACCGCCGCCGTACCATCAGCCGCTTGATCAGCTCTGGGTATCGAGTGGGACGGGGTATCGCATGGACCCCATGGGTGGTGCCACGGAAAGTCTGCACAAAGGCAAGGATTTTGCTGGTGCAACAGGAACACCGGTCAAGGCGGTTCTGGCTGGTAGAGTGGCTGAACATTGGCTAGTACCGGGCTGGCATTGGGGCAAGGAATATCACGGCCATCCGATTATGGGGGGTTATATCGTGATAGACCACGGGGATGGGCTGTTCACCCTGTACGGCCATCTATCAGCAACCTTTGTTCATGAGGACTGGTACGTAGAGGCGGGCCAGGTTATCGGCGAACTCGGCAATACCGGGATCTCCACGGGACCGCACCTACACTTCGAGCTGGTGATGGATCCTCTCAGATATTTGGAGGAACGATGAAACCGAAAGTGGTCTGTCTTTGTGGTTCGACACGATTCAAAGATGCCTTTGACGAAGCCAATTACCGAGAAACCATGATGGGTCGAATAGTATTGTCTGTAGGTTTTTTCATGCATGCTTCCGGAAATAAACATGGTGAGGACATAGGGGCTACTCCCGAGCAGAAAATTGCCCTTGATGAACTACACAAGCGGAAAATCGATCTAGCTGATGAAGTGCTTGTCCTAAACATCAATGGCTACATTGGGGAATCAACGCGGTCGGAGATTGAATATGCCGAGGCCCACAAGAAGCCCCTGCGGTATCTGGAGAGCCGATGAAAGAAGCAGAAATTGCAATTAAACGCCTCCAGCAATTTGAACCATCGGAAGGTTATTATCTTGCCTTTTCCGGAGGCAAGGACTCGGTGGTTTTGTTAGATCTCGCCAAGAATGCTGGCGTTAAGCACGACGCGCACTATTCGGTGACGACGATCGATCCGCCAGAGCTCGTTTACTTCATTCGGCGATATCATCCCGATGTGATTTGGGATCGGCCCGAAAAAGCGTTTTTGACACGTCTTGTCGAGAAGGGCTTCCCTCTCCGTCAGAATCGATGGTGCTGTGAAGAATACAAGGAGCGTGGCGGAACTGGGCGCGTGGTATTGACTGGAATTCGGGCGGCCGAAAGCGTGCGGCGGAATAAGCGACGAATGGTCGAAGTCTGTATGAAAGATCCAAGCAAGCGATTTGTTCACCCGATGATCGATTGGACTGAACGGCAGATCTGGTCTTATATCCGCTCGAACGACATCTCGTATTGTGAGCTCTATGATCAGGGATTCGATCGTATCGGTTGTCTCTTCTGCCCGATGATCTATTACAAGCGTCGCCAGTCTGAAATACGAAGATATCCCCGATACGCTGCTGCTTTTCACAAAGCATTCCAAAAACTCTATGCGAGGCGCAAAGAAGCGGGAGCCAAGTCTATAGATCGTTGGCCAGACTGGTATGCGATGTTCGAATGGTGGATAGGCGACGGACACAGAGATGAGCGGGGACAGCAAATCATGTGCTTCGATTCAGACGACGTGACGGATCCGCTACGGTATCTGGAGGAGCAGTGATCGAACAAACTGTTTTGACCGAAATTACCGAACAGCAAATTCTTGATGTTCTGGCAAGCAAGCATACCCGAGATATTTTCGTGCCGCACTGCAAGACCGGTGCCTCTTGGGGTTTTTCAACTCATTGTGAATGCGGTCGCAAATATCCAAGTAGCGGCTTTATTCTTGATGCTTGGGTAATGCCTTATTCTTGGACCAAACCTATCATCGGTTACGAAGTGAAGGTGAGTCGTAATGATTTCCGTCGAGATAGAAAATGGATGGGCTATCTCCAATATTGCAATCTGTTTTACTTTGTGTGTCCTTGGGGTTTGATTGGATTGGGGCAAGTGCCGGAGGAGGCGGGTTTAATCTATTTGACGAAAACAGGTGCAGGAATTCGATACATCAAACGCGCACCAAGTCGCTGGTGGCATTCGATTCCGCAAGGCATTTTTCAATATGTACTCATGTGGAGAGCGGACAGATTGCGAGAACTGGAGGAGCGGTGAACTGGAACAAAACGATAGAGATTGATTTGCCTAATGGTGGGATCGTTATTTTTCCCTATCAATTCGCCTTCGGTATCTCGTTCAGGTATCTATCTTGTCTCAAGAGCGTGATGTTTCGTATTTACATCGGACCGTTCAAGTTTTGGATGAATTTCAGAAAGAGGAAACGGTGATCGTCTTCTTCATCCCTGGCAACCATGAGGATCCTAAAGGCAACCCGATCGGCTATACCCGAACCACACAACGGCAGAAGTTCAAAGATCCGAAGGCGAAGCGATACGAAGCTTGGAAGGATTACGTCTGGGCTTGCCTACTTAAAGCAAAGCCGAACCCACCGCGGTATGAGAACGGCCAGAAGGTGGTGGTCAGTTGTTACATCGAATACAAAAACAAGCGCCGGCCGGATCCCGGGAACGTGGTAAAAGGCATAACTGATGCCTTGGCAGATAAGCGGCACAAAGGCTTCACGGAGAAGCGGCTCTATCCCAACGACCGGAATGTACTCGAGCAAGTGCAAGATTTCGACTATTCGACTAATCCGGTAGTGATAGTATCGATATCCAAGAAATGAGGAGGCGTGAAGTGGGAGGGGAACTGCAGAAGGACGTGAAGGATATCCTAAAACATGTGGATCTGATGATCCTGGCAATAAAAGCCACAGGTGGATATAAGGAGCGGAAGAAGTTTCGGCTTTCTGAACGCGAGATAGATTTGCTGTGCTCTGGCAGTGAGCTGGCTATCCGGGGAATGGCCGTCAGATTGACGATCGCCGAAGCAATGCTGCGAGCACCTGCACCGTCGATTCATTCACGTTGGGAGGAGTATGAGAGACGGCGGACGGATATGCTGGGGGAACTGGGGAAGAAGAAGTGAAGATAGATCCCGAATCTCTAAATTGGCTTGAAACGGAACTCAACAGAATACGGTATGGTGAAGTGGGTTTGATCTTCATCCTCCACGATGGCCGGATTACCAAGCGGAAAAAGATCCTGGAAATCAAGGAGCAGGAGGACTTGACCAAAAACGAAGAACATGTATAGATTATCATAATAATATTCGATCAGTTTCAAGCCGACTGAAAACAGAGGCGAGGAGCTGATCAAACGACTCTGACCTGACTATATGTCGGGTGGATTGCGTTTGATCGGTTGCCCGCCTTTTTTATTTGTCCAGCGGGCAACCGGGAGGGGAACTACAGTGCCGTTACGCCCGTGCGCCCAGCCCACATGTCCAGAACTTGTGAGCTTTCCGGATCGTTACTGCCCGAAGCACGCCCACCTGGAGCTGCGCGCAGAAGATCCCCGGCCGTCCGCCAGGCAGCGCGGATACACCACAACGTGGGACAAGATCCGTCGCTATGTGCTTACCTCTGAACCTTTATGCCGGCGCTGCTCTGCTGACGGTCACACCGTGATCGCCAAGTTGGTCCATCACCGCGACCGTAATCCACGCAATAATGAGCGCACTAACCTCGAACCGCTATGCAACGAGTGTCATGAGCAAGAGCATGCTGACGAGCAAAAGGGGAGGGGAATGAAAATCTCTGCGCAGATTCCCGATGGGACCGGGTGGGGGGCTGTGCGCGTGCGATGTCAAAACTCAACTAAGGGGTATAGCGATGGCCGGGGGTAGGCCGCGCAAGCCGCGGCAGGCAAAAATCATCCAGGGCACCTTCCGGAAGGATCGCAATCCCGGCCGGGAGCCGACGCCGCCGGTTGTCCCTCAAGTTCCGAAGCCGCCGGCCGGCATGAACCGCTGGGCGCGACGTCTCTGGAAGGAAATGGCACCGGATCTCGTAGAGCAGGACCTCCTGACTACACTCGATCTTGCCGCCTTGTATCTGTGTTGTGAGGCCTACGGAGACTATGAAGAGGCCAAACAGGCGATCTTTCGTCCCATGGATCCGAAGACCGGAAAGCGTGTGCGGCGTAGTCTTGCGCAATACCTCTCGGGGATCGATCCCTGGATGTCCATTGAGATGCTCTCACCGCTGAATCTGATGGGATTACGACGAAACAGTCAGACAGCTCCGGAGCTCGCTGAGCGCAACCGTGCCTGGACCGTCTTCAAGGCGTACATGACGGAGTTCGGCCTCTCGCCGGCCAGTCGGAACCGAATCCATCTACCGGGACCGAAAGAAGCCGGCCAGGACCCGATGGAGAAGCTCATACATGGCGCGTAGATGGCTGTTAATTCTGCTGTTAGGAATACTGCTCGTGGCTGAAGGATACGCGGCCGAGCGTTACATCCGGGATGTCCTGTCCGGTAAACAGACCGTGTGCCGCTATACCCGCCTGGCCTTCGAGCGCCACATGCGCGATCTGGAGCGCCAGAATACCAAAGAGTTTCCCTACTATTTTGATCCCGCTCCGGCCCGGCACATCATCGATTTCAAGCGTCAGCTCCGCCTCGTGGAAGGTGAATACGCCGGTGCGCGCGTGACTATTCCTCCCTGGCTACAGGCCAAGGACTGGGTACTGTTCGGGTGGAGGCGGGTGGACGGCGGATACCGTCGGTTCCGTAAATCTTATATCACAGTCGGGCGGAAGAACACCAAGACCTCGGATGCCGCCGAGACGTTGTTGTATGTAATCTATGCCGAGCTCCCCTGGGAACGTGGGCCACAAGCTTACTGCGTCGGGCCGCAGAAGGTGCAAGGGAAGCTGTGCTGGAAGATCGCCGCCGAGATGGTGAAAGCCCACCCTGTACTGAAGTCCAGGGCGAGGTTCTTCAAAGAGAATACCAATGAGCCGGTGATGAACCTGGTCCACGATTCCATGGCCGTGATGACGGTCTGGGGCAAGGATGCGAACACAAAAGATGGCTTCGGTCCGTCCATCGCCGTGGTCGACGAAGCGCATCTATATCCGGGAAACGAGGCCATGGAAGTCATCGAGTCCGGCATGGGGGCGCGGCCACAGCCGCTCACCTATGTGATCACCTCCGCAGGCTTTGATCTGGAATCCCCCTGTTACACTGAGGAACACGGGCTTGCGGTCGAGATCCTTGAGCAGACCGTCGATCCAGTGCCTGAGCATTATTTCGCGCTTATTTACACATTGGACAAAGATGATGATTTCGCGGACGAGAAGGTATGGCAAAAAGCCAACCCCAGCCTGTATGTGTTACCGACGCCGCGCCTGGATTTCTTGCGCGAACGGGTAACGACTGCTCTAGCTCAGCCCACGAAGCTCAACGGTGTCCTCACGAAGAATTTCAACATCTGGACGCAAGTGGAGACCCGATGGATCGCTCCGGAGGCTTGGGCTGCCTGCGATGGGATCGTCGACGAGAAGTCTCTTGAGGGCCGGCGCGCCTATGGAGCTCTCGATCTCTCGATGGCGCGCGATCTGACCGCCTGGGTACTGTGCTTCTGGCCGACCGAAGAGGAACCGGACGTGTACCCGTTCCTTTATCGCTTCTTTCTCCCGAAGGATAACATCGTCGAGCGGGAACGGGAGGACAAGCGGCAGTATCGCTACTGGGCCGAACAGGGCTTGCTCACCCTCACCCCGGGACCCCAGGTGCGCTACAGCGAAGTAGAAGAAAAAATCCAAGAGGATGCCCAGCATTTCGACATCCCGCAATTCGGATACGATCCGTACCGCGCCGGCTGGCTGGTAGACGATCTGGAGAAACACGGCAACCGGATTCAGGCAGTCATGTACCGGCAGATCTATCAATACATGGCCGTTCCAACATCCCTGTTTGAGCGGGCGGTGATCGACAAGGGAATCGCACACGGCGGGAATCCCATCATGAAGTGGATGATCGCCTGCACCGAGGTCAAGAGCGACCGCCAGGGGCTCATCATGCCGATGAAGCCCAAGCGCGGAGCTCACGGGAAGAGGATCGACGGTGTAGTGGCCTCGATCATGGGCTATCACCGCGCCTACTCGGAGTTCGGAAAGGCGCAGGCAAAGGTGGAAGTATGGGCCGTATGAGTCTTGTAAAGCGCGTGTCTACAGGAGTGTCTACAGCGATCCGGATCATACGCGGAACCGCAGCCGAGGACTGGGCGGCCTATTTCGGTAGCAACGGGGGGCGGAAAACCAAAGCAGGCACGGCGATCCACGAGACCTCCGCCATGACGATTAGCGCTTTGTATGCGGCGCTCAATTTTCTCGGAGGCGTGGTGGCGAGCTTGCCGCTTCGCGTGCGTCGCAACCTGCCCGGCGGTGGAAGCGAGCCGGCGACAGACCATCCACTCTATGATCGATTGCACGCCAAGCCGAACGATTCCGGCCTGACCGCCTGGCAGTGGATCTACACATCCCTGCTTCACAAATACCTCTGGGGCAATTGGTGGACGCATGTGAATCGGTTTGGTGGGTTCGAGTTGACGCCGCTACTTCCAGACCGCACGGGGATCGATATGCGTACTCCCGGACTCGTGAAAACCCATGATAATAATCACAAGGAGATCATTCTGGACCGCCGCGACGTGCTGCTCATTCCCCATGTGTCTCTCGGAGGGGTTATGGGCAAGGGTGTGGTTCACTACGCCCGGGAGAGTCTCGGACTCATCAAGGCGCAGGAAGAGTTTGCCTCTGGATTTTTCGGATCGGGGATCAAGGCGGGCGGATTCGTGCAGGTGCCGGCTGACCAGGAGATGAAAGAGGAAACACGTAAAGGCTTGCAGAAGGACTTCAATAAGAAGTATGGCGAACTTGGTGAATCATATAAAGCGATTTTTCTGACCGGTGGTGCTGAGTGGAATCCTAATGACATTGATGCGACGAAAGCGCAGGTGCTGGAATCGCGAGAATTTTCCATCGCCGAAATATCTCGCTGGACGGGCCTTGCGCCGCATCTTCTGCACGATCTCTCCCGCGCGACCTTCTCGAACATCGAAGAGTTGGATCTGGCCCTGGTGATCTTCACCCTCACGCCGATCGTCACGCAGGCCGAGCAGGCCATGAACGTGACCTTTTTCGATGAGCGGGAACGCCAGCAGTATTACGTGAAGTTCGACCTCAAAGGGCTCCTGCGTGGAAACCTGGAGGCTCGGGCTGGCTTCTACACGCAGATGCTTGACCGTGGGGTATTCAACGCGGACAACGTACTCGCGTTGGAAGATATGAATCCGCAACCGGAAGGGTTGGGCAAGGTATACGTGATGCCACTCAACATGATGAACAAGAAAATGATCGTAGGTACCCAACCGCTTTCACTCAAGGTGGCACCGATACGGGACGTGACGCCGACTCGGGCGGGCATTGCAGCCCCCCAGCGATTCGTCGCTCAACGCACCTCGGCACATCGTCGGCGTATCACCATAGCCTATAGTACTTTGTGGGAATCTTACGCAGCGCAAATTCTCAAGGAAGAGGCCGAGAGCTTGCGTAGCGGCATCACGGAATGGCTCGGCGAGCGCTCCGCGGCTGAGTTCGTGACCTGGTTGGATACCTTCTATGAGAGCTTCCACGAGCGCATCGATGCGCTATCGGCGCCGCTTCTGAGTTCCTACGCGGATGCGATCCTACCGATCGCACAGCAGGAGATCGGAAACGATGAAGATCTCGAGGCCCAAACGCAGGCGTTTCTCAGCGGTGCCGACGGATACCATGATACGTTCATCCGCCGGCATATCCGCCATTCGCGCGGCTCGCTTGCTACTGCGGTGACAGATGCAGAAGATCCGGAGGCCGCGGCCGAGGAAGTGCTTGAAGATTGGAAGACGCTACGGCCCGAGCGACTGCGGCTGCATGAGAGCATCCGGTCGGAGAGCGCCTTCACCCGCAACGTGTTTGTGCTTGCGGGCGTGACCAAGCTCGTCTCGGTGTCCTACGGCAAGAGCTGTCCCTACTGTCTGGCGCTGGACGGCAAGGTGATCGAGATTCAGGGCGCATTCCTGGAACCGGGTGATTTCCAGCCTGAAGGGGCCGAGCGCCCGCTGACCGTAACGAGTATCCGTCGACATCCGCCTTATCATGACGGATGTGATTGCGGAATTGAGGCAAGTATATGAGGAGGATTGTATGGCCATAACCGTAAACAAAAAGGGCGTAGCGCATGCGCATGCCCTGATAACTGCCGAAAAAATCAGTGAAGGTACCTGGTCGTTTTCGGGTGCCGATGGCAACGCGCTTCTGGGTGACGACAACTGGGCCGAGTACGGCAAGTGGTTCCTGGCAGTTGATTCGGATGCAGATTCCGAGACTAAAGACCACTACAAATACCCGTTCGGCAAAGCCGGGGAGATCTACCGACGTGGAGTGATCGCAGCCAAGAGCCGGGCAGCTCAGCAGAATCTTACAGCGGTCGTGGAGGCAGCCGATTCCTTGCTGGAAGCGATCGACAAGAAGCTCGGCAAGGAAGAGGACAGCGCTCTTCAGGCGGAACGGCGGTTCGTGTCGTTTGCCGGCGAGATGCGCACGGTCGACGATGATGGCGCCATGATCATCGAAGGCTACCCGATCGTCTATGAATCCTTCGCGCCGATGTGGGGTTGGAGAGAGATCATTCGCCAGGGGGCAGCTACTGCGGCCCTGAAGAGTTCGGACGAGCTCGTACTTTGGGATCATGAAAGTTCCCAGCCCATGGCGCGGCGTTCGGCCGGCACGCTGGAAGTTAAAGAAGACGAAAAAGGCGTGTTCATTCGCGCGGACGTGAGCAAGACCGTCTGGGGACGCAACGGCTTTGAGGCCATTCAAAATGAGATCATCAACCGTATGTCCTTCGCTTTCGATACGGGGAAGGACAATTGGTTTTGGGAAGAGATTGAGGGCGTGAGAATCGAGACGCGAGAGATTCTCAGTTTCGCCACGCTCTATGATTATTCGCCGGTGAGTTATCCGGCGTACAAGGAGACCGTGGTCATGGCGCGGTGTAAAGACTTGGCGCTGCGGCACCATCCGGAACCGAGGGCGCTCGGGGACGGCAGCAGGGCGCTGCTGGAGGTGGTACAGATGTCTAAGGATGCACTGAGTCAAGATCCATGGCCCTATCTCAAAGAGTAAGGAGAGTAACATGGACAAACGTTTGAAACCCCTTTATGACAAGAGGGCAGGATTTGTTCAGCAGCGGCAAGCGTTGCTGGACAAGGTGATCGGTGAGAGTCGAGGGCTCACCGATGAGGAGCGCGCCGAGCAGGAGCGGCTTGCCGGCGAGATTCGCAAGATGGACGAGCTGATCACCATCGCCAAGGAGAGCTTCGACCTTCCTCCGGGAGAACTACCGCCAGACGATCCGCTGTCGACCGTGCGGGTCTTTCGGAGTTTCGGTGAGTTCCTGACCGTTGTGCGGTTTGCGCCGCAGGACGAGAGATTGCGGCAACTCGCCGACGGCAGGGAGCACCGCGACATGTCAATGGGTGTTGGTACCGCAGGCGGCGTTCTCGTCCCCGAGCAGATGGGGCCGATGCTGGAGCCTATCCAGCCGCAGGACGCCGTATTTCGTCCTCGGGCGAGAGTCATCCCGGCCGGAGATCCTCCGGATGCGGCCATCACCATGCCGGCCTTGGATCAGAGCGGTGCGCGTGGAGTATTCGCCGGCGTGCAGGTGACCTGGATCGCTGAAGCGGTGACCAAGCCACAGACCGAGCCGGAGACGCGAGAGATCAAGCTGGAACCGCAGGAAGTAGCGGCACATGTAGTCGTCAGTGACAAGCTGCTACGTAATTCCGCTGCAGCCGGTCCGCTGGTATCAGCGCTGTTGCGCGGAGCAATCCTGGCTTCCGAAGACCAGACGTTCCTGAACGGTACCGGTATCGGGCAGCCACTCGGGATCATCGGACATCCGGCCACAATCCCAATCGCACGGGCCGGTGCTGGCGCGATCGCCTACGCTGACCTGGTGAATATGTTTGCCGCTTCGAAACTCGGGGGGCGCAGCATCTGGGTTGGCTCTCAGACGATCCTACCGGATCTCATGCAGATGGCCACTCCGCTTGGACAGCTCGTGTGGCAGCCTAGTGCGAGAGAAGGCACGCCGCAGACCCTGCTGGGATTCCCGCTCGTACTCAATGAGCGCTCTCCAGTTCTGGGTGCCCAAGGCGACCTCATGCTGGTAGACCTGAACTACTACCTGATCAAGGACGGCTCGCCGCTCACCATCGCGATGTCAGAACATCCCAGATTTACTCGCAACCAGACGATCATCAAAGCCTGGTGGAACGTGGATGGCCAGCCCTGGTTGACGACCCCGCTGCTCCTCGAGGACGGTGTGACCCAAGTCAGCCCGTTCGTGGTGCTGCTGTAAGCGGCACTGAAAATCGATAGCGGAGGCCTCCGGGTCTCCGCTTAATAAAGCAAGGAGAAAGAAATGAAGCTTTTAGGAGAGATTCTCAAGGTCGACAATATTGTCGTCTCTCAAGCTCTGGCACCGGCTGCTTTCGCGGTCAGTAGGCCCTATCCGGTAGGCCGGGAACGCAAAGCGCTGTTCGTGCTCAGCTTAGTGGCGGCGACTATAATCGATGGTGACATACTGGAATTTGGCATCGTGGATGACAGCATCGTTGCACCCGCAGCGTCCGGAGCTTTGGCAGCACTGGTGGCTGCCGGTAGTCCGGCAGTGATGGCCTTTCAGGAAGTGACGGCATCGGTGCGAGTTTCGGTGCTTTCCATCGAGACCGCCGCTTCCGCAGACGGTGCGATCACGATCAACGGTGTGGTATTCACCTGGGCCGGTGTGGGAGTTCCGGGCACCGGAGTATGGAACACCGCAGCTGAGCTTGCCGCTGAGATCAACACCCTGTTACCGAACCTGTTTGCAGCGGTTCTTGCCGGTACAGTCGTTACCATCATTTCGGCTATTGCCGGAGAGCAGACGATCACGATGACCTGTACCGTGGCCGCCATCTTACCAGCCGACATCCTCACATTGGAGGCGGTCGCATACCTGGAGGTGGACATGTCGGCCCTGACGCCCGGGGCCGCGAATCTGGTGGCCGTTGTCGACAACCCGGCTTCTACAGGAACAGCTACCGTTTCAGTGGCGCTAGTACGGGGCAACGCCCGCTATGTGCCGGTGCCGCAGGCCGTAGCGTAACGGAAGAACGGAAGATTTAGCGAGGAGGGTTATTCCTCCTCGCTTTTGGAGGTAGAAAGTGAAATTCAAAGTTGTCAGACCGTTTCGCGATCTCGACGGTATAGTCAAGGTTCCGGGTTGTACGCTGGAGATAGAATTTGGGCGAGCAAGCATGCTTCGCCGTCTTGGTCTTATCGGTCAAGTAGCTCCGGTAATGCCACGGAAGAAAGCGGTACGCAAAAAACACGAGCAGGCGACTAAACCACCTGGAGAAACACGGGGTGGGCACAAGTCGAAGAAGTCGAAGAAGTCGAAGAAGCAGGAGATGGCCCCGCCTGAATCCGCAGAGGAGAACACAGAGAATGGCGCTGAATCTGGTAACGCCTTCGGCGATTGAGCCCGTCACGCTGCTGGAGGTCAAGGAGCATCTGCGGATCGACAGCGGCACGATGGCCGACAACCTCACGATTACGCATAGCATCGAGGCAGGCGATCAAGCAATCATCGCCGGCTACGGGCTGCTGGGCGCTTCCGTCGATGTGATAGGCTCGGATGTGCTGGTAGTTCTCGAGGCGGGTGTTTTCGGCGCCGGTGGTCTCGTTGATGTAAAGCTGCAGCACTCCGAGACCGGTGGTGCTCCTTGGGATGATGTTACAGGCGGGGCTTTCGCTCAGGTAGATGATGCAGCCGACGAGACGACTTACGAGCTGGCCTATTCAGGTGGTAAGCAATATTTGCGGGCTGTCGCTACCGTGGCGGTTGCAATATGCGCTTTCGGCGTGTACGTGATCGAGCGAGCGCCGGCGACCTACGAGGACACCCTGATCGCTGGATTTATCAAGGCTGCCCGGGAGTACTGCGAAAGCTACCAGAACCGCGCCTATATCACCCAGACTTGGGAATTGCTCCTTGATGACTTTCCGGATTCGGTTATCCAGATCCCGCTACCACCGCTGCAGTGGACTATTGCGGCGGATATGAGCATCACGTATTACGACACGGCGGGAGCGGCAAATGTTGTTGCCGCGGCGGATTACCAGGTGGATATACACAGCCATAAAGGGCGGGTATGTCCGGTTTATGGGAAGAGCTGGCCGACAACGATTTTGCGGTCGATGAATGGCGTGGTGGTGCAGTTCAAAGCCGGCTACGGACTTCTGGCGACAGACGTTCCCGAGCGGGTACGGCTGGCTATCAAGGTTCTGGCGGGGCATATGTACGAGAATCGTGAGGCTACCGACACGAAAGAACACCTCGAGGTGCCTTTCGCCGTGCGTTCGTTGCTCGGGCTGGACAGGATCCTGCCGTTATGAGAAGCGGATTTCTGCGTCACCGTGTAACGCTCCAGATGCCGATTTCCGCCACGAACGTGCGGGGGGAGAAGATAAAGAATTGGGTGGACTATCGCACCGTATGGGCGCGGATCCAGCCCACAAGCGGACGAGATTTTCTCGATGTGCATCAGACCGAGAGCGAGACCACGGCCACCATTACCATGCGGTGTATTTCAGGGGTGAAATCATACATGAGGATCAAGTATCGGGATCGGTACTACGAGATCGTACACCCCATTAACACAGAGGAGCAGGACAGGCAACTGCAGATCCTGGTGAGGGAGCTCGAGGATGGTTGAGTTACAGGTGCGGCTCGTGAATCCGAATAAGGTTCCCCAGGATCTGGATAAGCTACACCGAAATCTCGTTGCGGGAGTAGGGCCGGCGATCGACGAGTCGCTCAAGATTGTCAAGGCCGAAGCGGTGCGGCTTGTGCGCGCGCGCACGGGGAAGAGTCGCAGGAGCATAGATACCATGCGGAGCGGGTTGAGGGGACATATAGGATCGGATTGGTTCGTGATGCGGTTTTTGGAAGGTGGGACGAAGTACATGAGCCCGCGGCCATCCCTGGAGCCGGCTGTGACCAAGAGCGAGCAGCAGATCAGCGAGGCGATCATCAAGGCGATAAACGCCGCGATAGATAAAACGGGGCGGGAAAGTGGCCACGCGTGAGACGATTTTAAATCATGTCGTTCAAACCCTCGCCGCTATCAGCATAGCCGGCGGGTACAACAACGACGTGCGGTTCGTTACCCGGGAGAGCGTGCAGTGGGAGCATTACAACCGCCAGGACTATCCGCTGGCGATCGTGGTCTGGACGCTCGAGACGCCGACGATCGAGGGTGCAACGGGCCAGTCGGTGGTGATGGACCTCACCGTCACGGTGCGTTGCGTGATATACGCCGAGACGGACCTGGAGACGGAGCTCAACAAGTTTCTGGACGACGTGGAGAAGGCGCTTTGCACTGACGGTACCCGGGGTGGCGCGGCCTGGAGCACGCTACCGGATGCGAAGGAAGTGCTGCTGACGGAGAACGAGGCCATAATCGTGTGCGATTACGACTTCATCATCCGTTACGAATATGTTTACGGAACGCCATAGGAGAAGAACAGATGAGCGTAAAAGTGAAAACAAAGGGGCCTTTTGAGACAAAGACTCATAGGTTGATAAGCCTCAAGGCGGGCGAGGTTATCGTCATGCCTGATGAGGACTACGAGGAAGTTAAAAATCTATGTGAGGTGATTGAGCCTCCCAAGAAGAAGGAGAAAGAACATGGCACTGGCAAGAGCAAAGTATCTCGGAATAATTAAGGAGGCCGGGGGCTGGGGAACGGGAGGAGTGCCGACGACGTTCCTTGAGTTTCTTACCTGTAACGTCAAGAAAACGGTCGAAAAGATCCAGTCGGCGGCCAACATCAATCAGCGGTACATCAACGACATCTATCCGGGTTCGATAGATATCGCTGGTAGTTTCGACATCGAGGCAAACCCGGATAACATCGGCCTGTTGATGTACATGGCACTGGGCGTAGAGGCGGTCCAATCTCAGGTTTTGGGTGTAAACCCGGAAATCACAGAGATAACCTGCGAAGCGGATGTTGCAGGATCTTTAAGCGGCCTGTGTTGGTTGCTGAATGCTCCTGGGACGGAATACTACGTCTTGTACGACGTAGACGGCATGGGATCTGTGGACCCGGCTTTACCTGGTAAAACGAGAATACTCGTGGGTATAGCTCAGAACGCCATCGCGACGGCTGTGGCGACCGCGACGGCGGCGGCGATCAACGCACTCGGCGATTTTGGGGCACCTGCGCCTGGTGCTGCTGTCGTAACCGTCACGAATGCAGCGAACGGCTCCGTGGATGATGCGAGCGATGGCCCCGCACCATATAGTACAGGCTGGGTGGGTGCCTGGGTTGTGACTCAGCAGGGATCGGGCGGGCTGGCTTACGATCACGTCTTCACAGCAGCGGCTGACGCTACGGATCTGGATTCGTTTGTCCTTGAAGTGGGCAAACAAATCAGGCAGATGCGCTATGCCGGCTGCAGGGTAAATACCCTGGCGCTCTCGGCGGCCAAGGGATCGATCCTGAAAGCCACGTTCGGAG